CAACTGTAGGCACAGGTCTCACAGTAGTGGGCAGAGGAGCAAACACAGACGTCTCAGTAACAAATGGCAACATAGTAGTTGTTGCAAGAAGCGGAAACGTGAACGTAGGAGTATCATAATATGGCAGATAGATATCCTCTCGTAGTAGATTCATCAAACCAGAACATCAAGGAACTACCTGATGGAGATAGCCTACTACTCGGAGACAGCGAAAAATTAAGACTCGGTGATGGGCAAGATTTAAACTTGTATCATGACGGAACAAATTCGTACTTAGAGAATAGTACGGGAGTGCTAAAAATAGCAACAGAAACAAGTGGAATTGCAGTAACGATTGGGCATACAACATCCGAAGTTACAATCGCCGATAATGCAACAATAACAGGTACATTATCCTTAGGAGGATCAGATGTACAAACTCAACTGGATGAAAAAGCAACAACAGGAAAAGCCATAGCGATGGCTTTAGTTTTTGGATAAAATAGGAGAAAATAAATGGCAAATCCAAATTTAGTAAATGTAACTTCGATATACGCAAATAGTATAAATGGAGCATTAGATACTACACTCACAACTGATTTATTAACTTGTGCAAGTGATAAGGTAATAAAAATAAATAGCATTGTTATTGCAAACATTGATGGCACAAGTGCTGCTGATGTAACAATGGGAATAATCAAAAGTGGTGGATCAGTAGTATTGTTTGCTTCAACTATTTCCGTACCCGCTGATGCAACACTCGTTCTTATTGATAAGAACTCAAGCATCTATCTTGAAGAAGGAGATGTTTTAGAGGGTGGAGCAAGTGCTAACGGAGATTTAACATACACTATTAGTTATGAAGAACTAGACGACGCTTAAGGAGAAAATAAATGGCACATTTTGCAGAACTTAACTCAACTAATGAAGTATTGAGAGTAGTAGTAATATCGAATGATGATGTAGAAGCTAATGGTGGAGAATTATCTACTGAAGCAGAAACATTTGTATCTACAATAGTACCTTATTCAGAGAATGGTACTGATTGGAAACAAACTTCATATAATAATAATTTTAGAAAGCAATATGCAGGTATAGGTCATACCTATGATGCAAGTAAAGATAAATTTATCTTGCCTCAGCCTTATGCATCTTGGTCATTAGATGCAAATGATGACTGGGTCGCACCCGTTACTATTCCAACAGTTACAGAAATAGATTCCAATATAGTTTATACATCTTGGGATGAAGATAATCAAAAATGGCTAGGCGAAACCTATACTGGTGATCCAATAGTTACAACCAATTACGAATGGGATGCTACTAATCTGCAATGGAATGAGGTCTAACCATGGCTAATTCTAATGGCGGAATAGTAGGTGTCGATAATCCAGTAACTGTTCAAGCTGAACAAATTACCACATTTAACTCTAGTGGCACATTTACTGCCCAACCCCTATCTATCACTGCTGACATATTAGTTGTAGCGGGTGGTGGTGCTGGAGGTGGCGAATTAGGAGCAGGCGGTGGTGCTGGAGGTTACAGAGAAATTTCATCTCACCCCATACCAGCAAGTCCATTTCCTATAACTGTTGGAGCAGGTGCATCAGGTGCACCTAATACTGCTGGTGCTTCAGGCAATTCTTCGATTTTAGGAGCAGCCTCACCAATTACATCAAATGGTGGCGGTGGCGGAGGTGCAGTCTCAGGTGGACCAGGAGATGCAGCAAGTAATGGTGGTTCAGGCGGAGGTGCAGGAGTAATTGCACCAGCAACAGGTTATGGAACAGGAAACACTCCACCAACCTCACCTTCACAAGGTAATAGAGGCGGTGGTGGAACAGGCTCTGCATATGGAGTAGCAGGTGGAGGTGGAGGAGCTTCTGCTGTAGGAATAGATGGAGCGGATGAACCAGCCCCAGCAACAGCAGGAGATGGAGGGACTGGAACAACCACAAGTATTTCAGGATCACCAGCAACCTACGCAGGTGGCGGAGGTGGTGGAACTCACAATGCCTCTGGAACAATAGCAGGAGGAGCAGGTGGTGCAGGTGGCGGTGGCGAAGGTTTTGGAGCAGGTACTGCTGGTGGAAGCAGTCCAACAGGTAATGCAGCAGGAACAGGAGCAGCAGGTACAGCTAATACTGGCGGAGGCGGAGGCGGAGGTGGAAACTCAGCATCTTCGGCTGGTGGATCAGGCGGATCAGGTATTGTTATTGTTAAAGAACCTCTAATAGCCAATGCCTCAGGAGTATGGGACATGAATGCCTTATACGATAACGTGAAAGCGGGGACATGGACAAATGCCTAGATTAATCGGAGCAGTACAAGCAACATCACAAGGAACTCAAGCAGAAACAATTACTACTTTTAACTCAAGCGGTACATTCACTACTCAACCAAGAACAACAGAACTTCAATATTTAATTATTGCAGGTGGCGGTGGTGGTGGTGGTTCTAATGCTGGATCAAATCATGTAGGAGTCAAAGGTTCTGATTCTTCTATAGCAGGAATACCTATTACTACAGTAACCTCAGAAGGAGGAGGGGGAGGCGGTACTGGTGCATCTTACTCACCTTACCCTTATGCTGGTATCGATGGAGGATCAGGAGGCGGTGGAGGAACTACCTTTTATCCTAGAGGAACAGGTACAGCCAATCAAGGCTATCCTGGTGGTTATGGTTCAAGAGCAGGAAACACGGGTACAGATATTGCAGGTGGAGGTGGCGGTGCTGGTTCTGTTGGTCAAGATGGTCAAGATACTAATCCTGATAGTAGTGGGAATGGTGGTAGCGGAGTTGCTTCATCTATTACTGGCTCACCTGTAACACGAGGTGGTGGTGGTGGTGGAGGAAGTTACTATTACGGTGTTGTTACTACAGGTACTGGCGGTCCAGGTGGCGGAGGTACAGGCGGAAGCACTCAAGGTGGTGGACCAGGTACTACTGCTTCAGCAGGAACTGCAAACACAGGCGGTGGTGGCGGAGGTTTCTGTGAAGACTCAAACCCATTTCAAAATTTTGGCGGAGGCGGTGGAGCTGGAGGATATCGTTCTTCAGTCCCTGGAGAATCTTCAGGAGGCGGAGCATCTGCTGAATCTACTTTAGCAGTAGTAGGAAATACTCCGTATACAATAACAGTTGGTGGCGGTGGAGCTGGAAGTCCAGTTATTCCAGGTTATGGACACGCAACAGCAGGTGGTTCAGGTATAGTTGTAACCAAAGAACCATCAGTTGGTTTTGTAGATGGCACATCAAGCGTTTGGGATTTAAGACTAGTTTACAGACTAGTAAAAGCTGGCGATTGGACAAATTAACTTTAACCGAGATAAAAAATGAATTTAAAATGGTATTATTGGTATTTTCAATCTGCGATACCTGAAAGAATATGTGATGAAATTGTTCGTTATGGTAAAGAGCAAGAAAAAGAAATGGCTCTTACAGGTAACGCTAATAGAGATAACTTAACTAAACTAGAACTTAAAAACATTCAAAAGAAAAGAAAGTCTGATATTGTATGGATGTCAGATAGATGGATATACAAAGAAATACAACCTTACATTTATCAAGCAAATGCTAACGCTGGGTGGAATTTTGAATGGGATTGGTCAGAGTCTTGTCAGTTTACCGAATATAAAAAAGGTCAGTTTTACGACTGGCACTGTGATTCATACGAAGAACCTTATAACAATCCTGAAAATCAAAATGTACATGGTAAGCAAAGAAAACTTAGCATGACTGTATCTTTAACTGATCCTGAAGAATACGAAGGCGGAGATTTAGAGTTTGATTTTAGAAACACAGACGAAGGCTCACAGCCAAGAATATGTGAAGAAATTAGAAAGAAAGGTAGCGTGATTATCTTTCCATCTTTTGTTTGGCATAGAGTCAAACCAGTAACCAAAGGAATACGACACTCCTTAGTGTGTTGGAATTTAGGATATCCATTTAGATGAGCTTTAAGAAAAATAAATACCAAGTTATTAAAAACGCTATATCAAAAGAGTTAGCAGATTTTTGTTATCAATACTTTTGTAATAAAAGAGCAGTAGCAAGACATTTGTTTGATGAAAAGTATATATCACAGTTTACTGAATACTTTGGAGTTTGGAACGACCAACAAATACCAGAAACGTATTCACATTACTCAGATATAGTAATGGAAACTTTACTACAAAAAGTTAAACCTATTATGGAAAAAGAATCAGGTGTTAAGTTAACTGAAACCTATTCATATGCAAGAATCTATAAAAAAGGTGATGAGTTAAAAAGACATAAAGATAGATACTCTTGCGAGATATCTACCACCATGAACTTGGGCGGTGATGATTGGTCAATCTTTTTAGAGCCATCAGGTGAAGAAAATAAAAAAGGTATAGAAATTAAACTAGAAGCAGGTGATATGTTAATGTATCGTGGTTGTGAATTAGAGCATTGGCGTGAACCTTTTGAAGGTAAAGATTGTGGTCAGGTATTTTTACATTATAATGATGCTAGTGGCGAAGATGCCGAAAAAAATAAATTTGATGGTAGACCTATGATAGGACTACCGAGTTGGTATAAAAAAGGGGCTTAAAGCCCCTTTTCGTTATTCTGAATCTTCTTCCGAAGATTTTTCAACTTCTTGTTTCAATCGAGAAGTAAATCCCTCTTGAGCAAGTGTCAATGTATCTTGTTCAACTTTTAATTGATTCATTTTTACTTGAATATTGTTCAAAGCTCCTACAAAATACTTTGCATTATCCGAAAGTTCAGAAATGACATATTTTTTACCATCCATTTCTAGAATCGGTTCTTCATTTGTTACTTGTGGACTCATTATTTTCTCCTATTTAAAAA